CTGCTAGAAGCATTAACTTTATCACATTACAATTCATAGCAACTCGAACAGGTGTTGCTTTTGAAGAAGTCGCTGGCGGATAATAGTAGAGAAGGAGAATAAAAAATGGCAAACATAAATGACTTCAAAGCTAAACTTGCTGGCGGTGGCGCAAGAGCCAATCAGTTTAAGGTTACAATGCCTTTTCCTGGTTATGCCCAAGTTGGTGGTGAAATCGAAGACTTAGCGTTTTTATGTAGAGGTGCTGCTTTACCACCTAGTGTTTTAGGTTTAGTAGAAATTCCTTTTAGAGGAAGAAACATAAAAATCGCTGGGGATAGAACAGTAGATAGTTGGACTATCACGGTGTTAAATGACACAAACTTTAAGTTAAGAAATGCTTTTGAAAGATGGTCAAACGGTATCAACAATATGACTGATAACGAAGGATTAACAAATCCAGTTGACTATCAAGTAGATGCGTTTGTAGACCAATTAGATAGAAATGGTAATACAATCAAATCTTATACTTTAAGAGGTGCGTGGCCACTTAACATAAGTGCAATTGATTTAGACTATGATGAAAAAACTGAGATTGAAACTTTCACAGTAGAGTTACAATACCAGTTTTATGAATCAAATACTACAACTTAATATTACATCAGAGGGGCTTTCGAGCCCCTCTTTTTAAACCCTTATAAGTAGTAGTACAAGGAGATATTATGGCAGAACTATTCGGCTTTTCGATAACAAGATTAAAAAAACAAGCTGATCCAAAACAGGCTTTCACAACAGCACAAGCAGATGACGGTACACAAACGGTCAATGCTGGAGGTCACTTTGGTTCATACTTGGATATGGAAGGTACTGCGAAAACAGAGCAAGACCTTATTCGTAGATATAGAGAAATAGCTTTACACCCTGAATGCGATATGGCAATCGAAGATATTGTCAATGAAGCAATTGTCGCAAATGAATTAAAAGACGCAGTTAGAATTAATCTAACAGATTTACCTTACGGAAAAGAAGTAAGAAGAAAAATAGAAGATGAATTTGTTGAAGTTTTAAAGTTAATGAATTTCAATACCAAAGGACACGACATCTTTAGAAGATGGTACGTAGATGGTAGAATATTTTATCAAAAAGTTATAGATAGAGAAAGTCCTAAAAAGGGGATTACAGAATTAAAATATATTGATCCAAGAAAGATCAAAAAGATTAGAGAGATACGAAAGAAAAGACCTGACACACCAATGCCATCATCACTAAACAGTTTAGCTGTAGTTGATGAATATGTTGAATACTTTTTATATAATGAAAGAGGATTATCAGGTACAACTGGACAATCTGGTATTAAGATAGCGCCAGATACAATCGCATTCTGTCCGTCAGGATTAATTGATCAGAACAAGAATATGGTGTTGTCTTATTTACATAAGGCGATCAAACCTGTTAATCAATTAAGAATGATTGAAGACGCAGCAGTGATTTATAGAATTGCTAGAGCGCCAGAAAGAAGAATATTTAAGATTGATGTTGGTAACTTACCAAAAGTAAAAGCAGAACAATATTTAAGAGATGTTATGGCAAGATATAGAAACAAACTTGTCTATGATGCTAATACAGGTGAAGTAAGAGATGATAGAAACTATATGTCAATGTTAGAAGACTTTTGGTTACCAAGTAGAGAAGGTGGTAGAGGTACAGATATTTCTACATTACCTGGTGGTCAAAATCTTGGCGAGATTACAGATATAGAATATTTTAGAGCAAAACTATATCGTTCTTTAAATGTTCCTGTAAGTAGATTAGAAGCTTCTCAAGGGTTTAATTTAGGAAGAGCTTCTGAGATTACAAGAGATGAATTAAAGTTTACTAAATTTGTTCAAAGATTAAGAAAGAAATTTACTGAAATCTTTAATGATATTTTAAGAACACAATTAGTATTAAAAGGTATTATTGCTGAAACAGATTGGATTAATGTAAGAGATAGTTTACAGTATGACTTTTTACAAGATGGACATTTTGCTGAACTAAAACAAACAGAAATGTTAAGAGAAAGAATAGCTTTAGCAAATGAAATGAGAGATTACATTGGTAAATTCTTTTCAGTTGATTACGTTAGAAAACACGTATTAAAACAAAACGCAAGAGAAGTTGAGGAAATGGATAAACAAATTAAGAAAGAAATTAAAGATGGTATTATTCAGGACCCAATGGCTCAAGTTACAAATAGTGACGACACAATAGTATAGGAGTAAAAAATGAGTGAAGAAGTAAAAAATTTTATAGACAAAATCGCAGATGGTGATAATGCTGCTGCTGGAGATGCGTTCAAAGATGCATTAAGAGTAAAAGTAGGAAATTCATTAGACGCACATAGACAAGAAGTTGCTGGTAATATGTTTAATGGAAACTTGGAACAACCACATAGTGACCCTAAACCAGTGATCGCTGATCCAGGTACATTTAACCAAGATGGTTCTGTATCGCCTACAGTAGGTGGCGATGGACAAGCAGAGGTAGATTTATCTCAACCATCACCTGTAGGAGTTGATATAGACAATGCTGGTTAGTAGAGTTATAAAAGAGAATCGTATTATCGATTCAAAAAGTTTTAATGAATTACCACCTCTTATGAAAGAGGCGATGAGAGATGTATTTGAACTCATTGAAAAAGAAACTGGTAACATTATAGAAAAGTTTGAAGGTGCCGTAGCAAAAGTATCAGAGTTTCACGGTATTAATATAGAAAAATTTTATGAATATGTTGACAAAGAAGTAATAGAACAATTAGGAGAAAAATAAAATGTCTGTAACATTTATATCTAAAGGTACAGTAATAACAAATCCTAGTGCAAATAATATAGGTCGAGCACAATTCGTAAGATGTGTGGCGACAGCTCAAACTACAGTCACAGTTACAACAAGTGACAGTACTGTATCCGAGGTATATTTACACGCAGCTGGAGATGAAGTTATTATTGAAAAGCACCCAGATGACACTTTAACATCTGCTGGCGCTAAAGTACACGCAGTAGGTTCGCCAAGAAGTTAATATTTTTAAGTCTTTAAATAAAAAACTTTATAAATATTAGACAAAGAGAGAGAATTTATGAAACTAATTTCAGAAGAAGTCGCATCAGCCGAATATCTTGTAGAAGAAAAGAACGGTAAAAAAGAATACAAAATCAAAGGTGTATTCTTACAATCAAATATCAAAAATAGAAATGGAAGAGTCTATCCTAGAGAAATCCTAGTTAGAGAAGTGAACAGATATACAAAAGAATTTATCAATAAAAATAGAGCATTTGGTGAGTTAGGGCATCCTGACGGACCAACTGTTAACCTTGAAAGAGTTTGTCATATGGTGAAATCATTAACACCAGATGGCGATAATTTTATTGGTGAAGCGAAAATAATGGATACTCCATACGGTAAGATTGTAAAAGGTCTTATAGATGAGGGCGCTCAATTGGGTGTTTCAAGTCGAGGTATGGGTTCGATTATGAATAGAAACGGAATTAACTTTGTAAAAGATGACTTTTATCTTGCTACAGCAGCGGATATAGTCGCAGATCCATCTGCTCCTGACGCCTTCGTAGAGGGTATTATGGAGAGTAGAGAGTGGGTTTGGGACAATGGTGTTCTTAAACAAGTTGATATTGAAGCTTGGAAACAACAAATCCAAGAGGCAAAAAGAACAGTTTTAGAAGAAAAAAAACTAGAAGTGTTCAAATCGTTTCTTACAAAACTGTAATCTTATAAATATCCATACAAAGGAAATTTATAAACGTTTATAAAATAAAAAGGAGATTTCTAATGGCCGAAACAGATAAAATAATTGAGGCGGTAGAAGCACAAGCTGAAAAGGAAGTTAACGAAGCTGTTAACCCTCAAGCTGATGCTCCAAAAAAGAATGCTGTCGCGGCTGAACCTACTCATCTGAAAAATGATGCAGAAGATTTAGGCGCAGCTGTTGTTAAACCAACAGACAGTAATCCTGACGCCACAAAAAAAGTAAATCAAGTTTCTGGAGATCCTCAACAAAAAGCTCAAGGTAGTGCTGACGCAATGCCTAAGTTAAAAGAGGAAGACGAAACTGAGGCAGATGAGAAGAAATCAGAAGTTAAAGAAGGCGAGATGCCAAAAGCAGCTCTAGACGCTCTTAAAAAATCGCAAGATAAAAAAGAGATGTCACACGAAGACGAAAAGAAAAAAGATATGAAAGAAGAATCTGAAGAAGATTTAATTGATGTATCTGCAGACGTTGAAGCTTTAACTAAAGATGAAGACTTATCTGAAGATTTCAAATCAAAAGCAGCTACAATCTTTGAAGCAGCAGTTAAATCAAAAATTAACGATGCTAAAAAGAAAATGCACGCTTCTTATGAGGAGAAATTAAAAGAAGAAGTTGAAACTACGAAATCAGAGTTAGTAGAAAAAGTTGACTCGTATCTAAACTACGTTGTAGAAGAATGGATGCAAGAAAACAAACTAGCGATTGAGCGTGGTATCAAAGGTGAAATCGCTGAGGACTTCATCAGTGGCTTGAAAAAACTTTTCGAAGACCACTACATTGATGTTCCAGATGAAAAATATAATGTGCTCGAAGATCAAGCTTCTAAAATCGAAGACCTTGAGAAAAAACTTAACGAACAAATCGAAAAGAATGTTGAACAGAACAAAGCAATTGGCGAACTAAAAAGACAAGACATCATTGATGAGGCGTCTAAAGATTTAGCTGACACTGCAAAAGAGAAGTTTAACAAACTTGCTGAAGAAGTTGAGTTTTCAAACGAGGAAGATTTTACAACTAAAGTATCTACTATTAAAGAAAGTTACTTTGGTGCGAAGAAAGAATCTTCAACTGATATAGATGATGTAGCGGTAGCAGGTGGATCTGACGATCAAGTTGATCCGGCAGATTTATCGAATAGTATGGCTGCTTATACCGCCGCTATAAGTAAAACAAAAGACATTAAAATTGTCAAGTAAATATAGAGGGAGAAAAGTATAATGTACTTATCTGAAACTTACGAAAAAAAATGGCAGCCAGTCCTAGAGCATTCTGATCTACCAAAGATCACGGATTCTTACAGACGTGCCGTTACAGCTACTATCTTGGAAAACCAAGAAAGAGCACAAAAAGAAGACGCTGCATTCTTATCAGAAGCAGCACCTGCTAACGCAACAGGTTCTTCAATTGCTAACTGGGATCCAATTTTAATCTCATTAGTAAGAAGAGCAATGCCAAATCTTATCGCTTACGATATCGCTGGTGTTCAGCCAATGACTGGACCAACTGGTCTTATCTTCGCAATGAGAAGCAGATACACTTCACAAACTGGCGCAGAAGCTATGTTTGACGAAGCAGATACTGAGTTTTCAAGCAGAAACGCTGCTGGTGATTCAACTGCGGGTCAAACTCCAGATGCTGCACAAGCTGGTTCAAACCCTGCAATCTTAAACGACTCACCTGCTGGTGCATACAACAAGTTCGAAGGTATGACAACTGCTACTGCTGAGGCTTTAGGAGATGCTTCTGGTAATCAGTTCGCTGAAATGGCTTTCTCAATTGAGAAATCTACAGTAACTGCTAGATCAAGAGCTCTAAAAGCAGAATACACTATGGAACTTGCTCAAGACTTAAAAGCAATCCACGGTTTAGATGCTGAGACAGAACTTGCAAACATTTTATCTGCTGAGATCCTTGCGGAAATCAACAGAGAAGTTGTAAGAACTATCTACATCAACGCTGAAAAAGGTGCATCTGCAAACACAGGTACAATCAACACAACTACTGAGGGTGTATTCGATTTAGATACAGACTCAAATGGTAGATGGTCTGTTGAGAGATTCAAAGGCTTAATGTTCCAAGTGGAAAGAGAAGCTAATGCAATCGCTCAAAGAACAAGAAGAGGAAAAGGAAATATCCTTATCACTTCTTCTGATGTTGCTTCAGCATTACAAATGGCTGGTGTATTAGATTACACACCTGCACTTAACAATAATCTAAACGTTGACGATACTGGTAACACTTTTGCTGGTGTATTAAACGGTAGATTTAAAGTGTACATTGATCCATATAGTGCAAACCAAGCTGCAAGTCAATACTTTGTAGTAGGTTATAAAGGTACTTCACCTTATGACGCTGGTATGTTCTATTGTCCATATGTACCACTACAAATGGTAAGAGCAGTTGGCCAAGACACGTTCCAACCAAAAATTGGTTTCAAAACTAGATATGGTCTAGTTGCAAACCCATTCGCAGAAACAGGTGCCGCTTCAGGTGCAGTAACTGCAGTGAACGATGCTGGTTCAGCAAACTCAAACAGATACTACAGAAGAGTTAAAGTTGCAAACTTAATGTAATCTGTAATACATATCTTAAAAAAGGCGGCTTTCGGGTCGCCTTTTTTTTATCTACTAAATACTAATATGAAGAACGTACTACTACAATATTTGTGGATATTCTTAATGACAGCTCTTTTGGGTGTTATTATGGTGTTTATATATCCTGAAAAGAAAAATAGATTAGAATTTATTGAAGAAAAAATAAAAGAAGTTGAAATAAAGAAGAAAATTTTAACTGAAA